TGGTTATGATCCTTCACTAGAAGCACCTGCTATGACTGATACAGAAGTATCACTTAAAAAAGCAATAGAGGAAGCTAAAACAAATCCGTTTGCTGATAAAGCAGCGTATGCGGGATCAACTGTACCTGTAGAAAAAGTTAAAGGCCTTGCAGATTATGCTAAAGATCTACAAGATTATGTAGGTCCTGATAAAAATATTGCTTTACAAAAAGAGCGTATTGCTAAAATGGAAGCTCGTGCTAAACGTATGGAAAACATGGCACCAGGTATGGCTATGTTAGAAGCAGGTTTAGACATAGCATCTGGAACTTCTCCTTATGCATTAGTTAATGTTGGAAGAGGTAAATCAGGAGTTAAATCTTATGCTGAATCTCAAGAAAAATTAGCTAATTTAGAAGAAAAACGATTTGGTTTAGAAAACGATTTATCTAAAGCGGAACGTGCTGAACAAATAGCTATTGCTAAATATGGTGCTGATAGTAAACAAGCAGCGGAAGCACGTGCTCATGCAGATAAACTACATAATTCTAGCATTTCTACTCAGTATAAAATTGCTGAACTTAATGCTACAGTCAATCAACAAAACAGACTAGTTGCAGTTAAAGATAAAATTGAAGATAATGTTAGAGCTAAAATAAAAACTATTCATGGAGAAGGAACTCTATCTCCGGAAGAGTATGATAAACTCTTTAAAAAATATTTAGCAGAAGCTTATTCACAATATGGAGTTGCAGGGGCTCCTGCAGTTACTGAATCCATGCCAGGTAATATGGTATTTGATCCCAAAACAAAAGAGTATACTTACAAACCTACTAAATAATCATGCCTAAAGTAAATGTTACCGGTATCGGGAAAATAAACTTTCCTGATAACATGACACCAAGTCAAATTGCAGATGTCATTGAAACCCAAATTATTCCTCAACATCAAGAACACCTAGCTAAGACAGGTTTTATTCCTGCTCTTAAATCAGGTGTTCGTTCTTTTATTGCAGGTACTGAAGAAACTCTTGGTTTTAAAGAAGCCGGTGCTGAACAACGTAGAAAAGCTGAAGAAGCTTATCAACCTTTCACTGAAGAAGACTTAGCAGCTGCTAAAGAACGAGGTGTATTTGATGCTATTGGTGCATATAAAACTAAATATCTTACAGAACCTTTAGGAGGTATTGTAGGACGTTATGGTGCTCCAGTAGTAGCGGGTATGTTAGCTCCAGAAGCTGGTATAGGAGCTATTGGTGGAGCTGCATTAAGAGGATTAGCAGGGACAGCTGTAGATTTACCTGCAGAAAAAGCAGAAAACATACAAGCTCAAATCGCTGCTGGTAAACCTGTTAATGAAATTAATGCTACTTTAGCAGCTATACCTCAAGCACTATTAGCAGGTTTTGGATTTCCAGGCACTACTCAACTCAACAAAGTACTTGCTCCTAGATTATTAGCAGAAGCTGAAGCTATTGCACCTCGTGTAGTAGAAGGTCAACTTACTTTAGATGCGGCTAAAGCACAACTCACAAACAAAACAAAAGAATATTTAGCTAATATGGGTGTTAATACCGCTGCAGGTGCAGGTCTTATGATTGGTACGGAAGACATTAGACGTCTGCAGGCAGGACAACCTTTAATGTCAGGTCAAGAAATGCTAGAGTCCGTTGTTCAAGCAGGTGTACTATCTCCTGTATTTGGATTACTTCATAGATCACAACGTCCTAAAGCTGAAGCTATTTTAAAAGAAGCTAGTGGTAAATATGAAAAGATTCAAAATGAATTAGCTGATCTTCGTGCATTGGCTGAAACAAGAGAATTTACTCGTCAAGAAAATATTAGAAAATCTGAATTAGAAGAAGAAGCTAGACGTCTTGCCAAAGAAATGGAAAGAAGAATACCATTAACTAAACAAGATGTATTACCTTTTGAAGCTACTACTGAGGAAGCTAAAGCTGAACAATTAAAAGGTGAAGCTCAAAAAGATTTATTTACTGAAGCTGCAGAAACAAGAGCACCTGTTAAGACGGAAACTATTACACCTGAAACTTTTACATCATTAGATATAGGTAATACCGCAAGAATTAGGAAAGAAATTACTGGGTTAGATTTATATGATCGTGAACAAAATAAAATCATTCGTGATAAACTACAAGCTTATTTAGATAAATATGGTTCTAATACAGAACAAATACAAAAAATAGAAACTCTAATAGATAAAGCTAAATCTATTTCAGATACTCTACCGCTACCCAAAGGAGAAGAAAATGTTCCCGCAGCTAAAACTGAACCAGCAGGAGATAGAACTAGCGTTTCAGGTGTTGATGTCGGACGATTTGAAGACACCACCAGAGCTACGACAGCTGACGTTGGAAGAATGGACGTTTCTAGGGATGATGTTGGACAATATCCTGAAAGAGAAAGACAACAGCCCCTTGCATTAGAAGAACAAAAAACACCAGAAACTACAGAGGTATTAAAAGGTGAAAAAGAACTTATTGCGGAAGAGGCTTTACCTATAGAAGAAAAGAAACCTATAGAAGAAACTGCACCTAAAGAAGAACCTATACCTTTATTCGATGAAGCTAAAAAAGTTGCAGCGGAATTAAAAGCCCTTGACCCTAAAAACCCCTATTTAGATACACTTCGTGATTTATATAATATTACTGATAGAGATATTGCAGATGCAAAAGCAGAAGCTGCTGCTATTAGAGAGGAACGAGCAGGTAAAGGTAAAACTACATTAGCAGAAGAAAAAGAAATAGCAGCGGTAGAACCTATTAGACCTAAAGTAGAAGAAGCTCGTGATGTCACAAAGTCAACGGGGCAAACTAAAGAAACTGTAATGTACCGATTAAAAGGTATATTTGGTGGTGGTATAGATAACTTAACAAAACGTAATGTCTTAAACGTTGTTAACTCTGTGGGTGAATTACCCGAAAACATCCGTACAGTTCTAGGTGCAGATGCTATTGGTGCACATAGTGAAGGCAAAGCCTACATTATTGCAGATCGCTTATCGCCTGAAAATATTAGACGTGTAGCACTACATGAGATTGGTGAACACTATGGTTTAGAAGCTATGGTGGGAGAACGTAACTATAAAGATATTCTACAAAGTGTAGCTGCAGGTAAAGATAAAGATGCCATCATTAAAGCAGGTTGGGAACATGTTACAAAAACATACCCTGAATTAACTGTAGGTAGTCGTCAGTTCTTACGTGAGATTGTAGCTAAGATTGGTGAAGATGCGCCCTCACATCCTCTCTGGCGTCGTATCATTAACGCTGTTCGTAATTTCTTGAAGGTCAATAAGTATAAAAACTTAACAGGTGAAGAGATTCAAGATCTTGTTATGCACTCTTTCAAAACTGCGATGAAGAAAGATTTGAAACAAGTAGAAAGAAAAGGAGTTGAGTTTGCTAAGAAACAAGAACCTAACCCAGAATTTAAGGCCGTCTTTGAAAGAGCGGGTGGCGTATATGAAACACCTAAAGAACCTACATTATTCCAGTCTATCAAGGACAACCCCGTTAACTTCGTTAAAGAACAAGCTAAAGTCGCTCCTAAGTTTTTAGATAAATTTGAGACTATGTGGTTCTCATCTGATGCTGCTCTACAAAATGCCATACGTAAAGGTATGGAGAATATGGGCATGTCATTTGATCAAATTAAACAGATGCTATTTAGAGCATCCACATCACAAGCACTACATCGTGAAGCCCTAGCACATCAAGTATTAGAAAAGGGTGGGTTAAAATATGATCCAGAAAGTTTTAAATATGTAGCCATCGATAAACCTGGTAGTTGGAAAGGTGTGATTGATGCACTTAAAACTACGGCAGAAAGAAACGGGCTTACTTATGAAGAGATGGAAAAGTATGCTCATCAAGCGTTAGTAGCTAGACGTCTACGTGGTATTAAAGAACGTAAGCTAGAAGCAGAAAGAGTTTTTGTTAGAGAATTAGCTGAAGCTAAAACAAAAGCAGAACGAGATGCTGCTGAAGCTAAGTTTGATAAAACAAATAAGCTTATTGTTCATTTAAATGAGCAACAGTTAGCTGCGGGTGAACAGCTATTTAATAAAATTAAAGGCATGGATACCGTAGTTAAAGAGTGGAATAAGACTCGTGAAAACATATTAGACTTTGCAGTAGAGTCAGGTCTATATACTAAATCAGAAGCAGAAACACTATTAGATGTTATGGACTATGTTCCATTCTATCGTGTAGAACAATTAGAAAATAGAGCAGGTCCTCGTGAATTTAATCGTGGACTACTTGATGTAGCTACCGACAAACGCTTTATTGGTAGTAAACAACCTGTTAATAACGTGTTTGATAATATGGAACGATGGATTAGTTACGTTGTTCGTAAAGGTGTAGGCAATCAATCAGCTAAAGATTTAAATGAAGCTGCTATGAAATACTTACCTGAAGGTGAAGTAAGACTTCTTGATAAGAATGAAAAGATACCGCATGATTTAAAAGGTAACGTAGTGGGTATATGGAGCAATGGTAGTGTTGATCGTTATGTATATACTGATCCTTTATTTGTGCATGCGTTTACAGGTATGGAACCAATTGTAATTCCTGCACTGTCTGCTGCATCTAAGTTTACTAATTTATTACGTCAAAATATTGTGTTGAACCCACTATTCTCGATAGGACAGCTATCACAAGATGCGTTTGGTGCTATGTTTGTATCAGGAGTTAAACATCCGTTTGCACTACCTGCACAAGTAATGAAAGAGTTTATTAGTACACTTCGTGGTACAAGTGAAGCACAAGCAGAATTGAAGAAGTATGGTGCGGTAGGTGTGCGTGACTATTCATCAGCAGTTAGTCGTATAGATGCTGAGATTGCTGCAGGACTTAAAGACCCTAAACTTATGGATAAACTATCTAAACCGTTTAGAGCTTTATCTATGGCCTCAGATAATGCTGTACGTCAAGCTATATATAATCAAACACTAAAAGAAACAGGTAATAAAGCACTTGCTATCGAACGTGCGTTTGAAGTAATTAACTTTAGAAGATCAGGTGCTAGTAGCACAGTCAACTTCTTAAGGCAAACGGTTCCGTTCTTTGGTGCTTACTTACAATCTATGAATGTAGCAGCTAAAGTAATAGCAGGTAAAGGTATTGCTCCTATGGAGAAAGCTGAAGCTAGAAAAGTATTAGCGTCAACCTTTGCTAAAGTTTTGGTTGCAGGGTTTATATATAATGTGCTCATTAGCGAAGATGAAGATTATAAGAAATTAGATACTTCAGTACGAGATAAAAAACTCCTTATTCCTGGTTCAGGGGGATTAAGTTTACCTGTTCGTGGTGACATATTTACATTGGTATCTAAGATCTTACCTGAACATATTTATCAAATGACTATGGTTGAAGGCACTGAAGATGGAACTAAAGCTAAGAAAGCCCTTTATAATGGGTTAGCGAATGCTTTACTAGGCCCTAATGTATTACCGCAATTTGGTAAGCCTGTTCTTGAAGTAATGACTAACTACAACTTCTTTACCGATAGACCTATCGTTGGTCAAGGTTTAGAAGAACTACAACCACAATACCAATACTCAGTTAATACTTCTGAACTATCTAAAGTAATGGGAACATCTATGGGTGTGTCTCCTATGAAGATAGATCATTTATTAAAAGCATACTTTGGATATACTGCAGGATTAGGTTTAATGGCTACTGATCAAGTAATGTCTGCAGCATCAGGTAAAGCCTTACCAGATAAATCATTTGAAGACACTGTCGCATCTATTCCTGGAATGTCAGCGTTTGTTGCTAAAGAGTTTGGCACTAAAGATAAGAGTGATTTTTATGAACTTAGAACCCTTGTTAACGAAGCTGTTAAATCTTCTAACTATCTTAAAGCTTATAAAACTGCTGAAGAGCGTAAAGAGTTTATATCAGAGAATCAAAAACTATTACAAGTTAAAACTCAAGTCAACGCTATTAATAAACAGCTTACAGATATTCGTAGACAAGAAAGACTTGTATTTGAAGCCCCTGATACTAAAATGTCACCTGCTCAAAAAGAAGCTAAAATCAGAGCATTGCGTGAAAGAGAACAGCTTGTGCTTAGAAATATAAGAGAATTAAGATTAAGAGCAGGGTTATAAACGCCAAACTCTTATACCTTGCACTCCATCTTCTATAACAATCTTATGGGCAAACTCAAACTCTAATCGTTTACTTTCTCGTGTAATAGCAGCTATAGCTGATTTAGTATCTACAGCTGGTATAAACATAGACGAGCCAGGTTTAAATTCTGACCATAATATTTGATAATCTACGCCGTTAGTTAACACTTCTAGGTATGTCCAATGGTAAGTTATCTAATTTGATATCATCAAATGATGAGTTATCAATCCATAAGCAGCGTTTACCTGCTCCACTAATATCTAATCCTTTATGTAACACTTTTAAATCTCCTGAACGACGATGCAATACATTTGCTTCTTTTAACTTCTTAACAAAATCTTCTAGTTCAATCTTTCCTAGTGATTTTAAATATGTTCGCATTGTATCAACACCTATGTAAATTGTATTAGTGTCTGGTTCAATTCTGACACGTAATTCATTAGTAGGTTTAAATAAAGGCGCTTCTTGTAGCTGTGATCGTGCATCTACTTTACTATTAATAACTAACGTGTTCTTTAAGTTCTCATGTAAGAATGAAGTTAATGTTTCCATAGCATCAAAATCGCGTTCTTTAATTTCAACACGAGAATCATTCAAAGCCTTACGCACCGCTTCTTGCACAGGCACAGGATCTATATTATGTAAGCCTAATTCACGAGCAATCTTAGCACCTAAAAATACGGCAGCTAATGTAGCAGAATATTTACGTTCACGTCCTGTAATATTCCATGCCTTATCAATAATAAGTTGTGTTTCTTTTAATTTAACTTTAACTAATTCTAAATTAGCAATAAGCCATTGTGCATATATTTCTCCTGCATGACCAAAGTTGTCAAACAGTAATTCAAAGTATTCGTCAGCTTGTTCTTTAGTAAGCGTCTTATCTTCATCAATACGGATTTGTAAGAAGCGAGCCATCTCACCAGATGCCTTAGCATTTTCTGAAAAGACTACTGTCCTAAAATCTGTGTTAGAAGAAACAACGCTAATAAGATTAAAGACAGTGTCATTATGTCGCTCCTTATTTTTACCACTACTATCCATACGATTTTTACCACGACCTGTAGCCATGAATTTTAAAAACTCATGTAACTGATCGGCATTTACTTTTGTAAATTCATCCACTGCAGAGGGTAAGTTATTCATGTAACCCATACGATTAATAACGGCATTACCTGTATCACCCCATACTTGTATAAGGTTTGCATTCATTTCAGGGTTACCATATATACTAGACATAGCTTGTAGAATAGTTGATTTACCTTGACCAGACTCAGGATTATATAAATTTATTACCGCTGATTTCTCTTTTGATTTAAAGAAAGGCATGAGTAAAGAGCCAAAGCCACAGAAGAAACCAAACGCACGTAGTTCCATGCCTGGTCTTTCATAAACAGATATAGCTTTCTTCCATAATTCTAAGCTACCTTTTTTAGCTAAGGCAGGATTAACATCTTTTAAATCATCTGAGACAGGCACAAACTTAATACCAAAAGCACTGATTTCTCTATTACCTATTAGTATCTTTTTATGGTCGGGTGTCCAACCATATTGCTTATACATCATCGTAGATGGCTTTTGTTTTTGTTGGTTTGAGATAACCGCCATGATGTAATATATAACTTCGTCTAACTGCTTACCGTTTCTAACAATACCTTTGGCAGCCAAAATCTTTCTAGCTTCATCACGAGATAGTAGTTGAGTTAGTGGTGCTATAAACTCTTGCACTCCATCTTGTGGAAGATGTATTTTAAACCATGCACAAAAACCAGCTGCGTCTTTATCATTTAGTATCTCAACAAGATAAAAATCATAATCATATATTAATACAGCTTCTTCTTGTTCGTCTTGTGTAGTTTTATACACTCCACCATTCTTACCTCTAAAATAAGGGAAGGGATAGTCAGGCACATGATATGTAAATGTTTCGTTTAGTGCTTCAGACTTTGCTTGAATAACATTGTCTGCACCTTTAGCACGTAGAATAACCCTACCTAATTCTATAGGAGAAGTTATCTTACCTTTGTGTTTACATCCTTCACAACCTGATGGACGTAAGCTTTCAAATTGTTTGCAAGTGTGAGGACCTGGAATAGCATTGGCTTTAGCTTCGGTTTTAGCATACTCATAATCAGGGTGTCTCTTAGATATGTTATGAATAGCTGCTTCAGCATCTTCACAGAAGGCAGCAATAGATAGTCCTGAACGCCATAAGGGTTCTTCAATGGTAGCTTGTTTAGTTACAATATGGGTAATTTGTGCACAGCCATCATCTTTACTACAACGTTCTAATATCTTTTTAAACTTAGATGAGTTATTACCTAATATAGCTTTTGTAGCTTCATCTAGTGGACGTTTAGCACGAGGTTTATCTGTAAGATGAATAGGGATTAATCTAGCTAATTCATCAAAAGGAGTAGGTGTGCCTTCATTAAGAACGGCAACTTCTACAGGGTTAACTACATCTTTAAAGTTTTGTGTGCCTGGAACTCTTAATATGCGTGACATATCTGCGGTGCAAGCACCATCAGCTTTTAATCCATGTTTAACACATAAGAACTTAAGTCCTTCTGCTACAGGTTTCCATACTGCTTTATCTATAGGTTCTGTTAAAGGCCAATAACAATGAATGCCATTACCTGAATCTACTATAGTTGGAGCAGGTAATCCTGTCTTATCTGTAAACTCTCGTAGTGCTATTAATGCTGCATCTTTAGTTTCATAGTCTTTCCATTTACGTTTTTTACTATCAAAACCACAATCAATATCTAACCAAAAAATACGTTGCTCTTTAGCATTAACCCCTTTACGTTCTGTAGGTTCAAGCCATGTTGAGCAAGCAAAGTAAACATCTTGTTTATCATCTAAAAATTTGTTGGATATTGAAATTGCATCATCGATAGTTTTTACAAATTTGGGAGTCACTATATTTTTTTGATCTTTGCCGCAGATACAATAGTATCCATCATCGGGCCATATAGTTTGTAAAAATTCTTTTGTTTGCATTATTCTCTCGAAATAAAGTTTGTGCTGCTGAATAGGTGGGCTACTTGCGGTTTATAAATTAACTACCATCTAGCAATATATAAATAAAGATGCTTTCGCCCGTTGTATTACTTTAAGTTTATTTTATTTATCAAAGCAGAAACTTTTGACTCTGTCCGCTTTGATGGTTTTGTTTTACCAGAGAACCAATCATACACCGTTTGACGAGAAACGTTAAGGTCTTTCGCTACTTGACTAGCAGGATACTTTAGTGATATGCATAGCTTTCCTAATAGTGTGCCTACGGTTTCTTTAGCCCTTTGATTGGCCTCTATAATTATTTGAGAATACCCCCGCATAATTAAGTCCAATCTGAAACTAAGTCATCTAAACTTACTTCACCTTGATCTGCTTTAGGTGCTGCAGGTTTGGGTTGTGGTTTCTCTTCCGCACGAATTTTAGGTTCAGGGATGTTATCAGGTGTAGGTGCAGGTGCAGCTACTTGAGGACGCTGAATAGGTTGTTGTTTCTTTTGCTCAAACTCTTCACCATCATCTTCATCTTTATTAACATTCACTGATAATGTAATAGCCCGTTTAGCTTCTTCTGATGTTGATTTGATTTCACAGATAGCATATTCTTCATCTGATAAAACTCTTATAGGTTTAAATCCTACCTTAGTGCTTGAGGAGTCTTCGTCAAAAGACACACGAGATACAACAGACATTAAGTTTTCACCATTAGCTTTAACATAATCAGTATATTCATGCAGAGGCTTACGATCTTTTGTGCCTGTTCCAAATATAGATTGTGAAGGTAAAGTCATTTGATATACATCGCCATTCATATCATCAGCACGAACTACTGCAATACGTCTACTAAAACGACATGCTTTAGAACCATTAGCGCCTGAGCCTTTGATATTTTGTGGGCATGCTAAGCATGACTCTGCTTGTTTTTCAACCACTGCTTCATCAGGCTTTTGACTATCAGATGTCCAACATGTTGGAGGAGGCATCTTTTCGCCTGGTGTATATGCTTTAGCAAAATACATTCTATGCACATGTGGTGACGCATTAACAATAACAACATCAAGTGCGTCTTGATTAGATTTCTCAATCTCTTTGCCATTAACCATTAATCTAAATTTACTACCTCGTATAGATATACGTTTAGCTGTAACAGAACTTCCTGTAATGTTAGAGGTAAAGCCGTCATCTCTACGTTTATGTGTTGCCACTGCGGTAGAACCTTGTGAAAATACATCTAAATCTGTGCTCATACATTCTCCTTATTTTCTCTACTTTTAGTTATTCTTACTGTGTATTCACTTGTTGCTTGTAAACCTGGCGGTTGTCTGTCAGGGTTCTGCTCTAAGTATTCTTTTATCGCTGATTGCACTAATCTTTTTTCAAAAAATTCAGGCAATCTATTTTCTAATATAAAGTCATACATACTAGGCCAATCGCTTGACCAATATCTAGTCTTTAGTGTTCTTGATAAAGTCCCAACTTTAGTTTTTAAACTAGTTACGTTAAGTGTTCTACATGCTTCATTTAATGCTAAGTCAACTTTATCTTTTTGAACTTTAATATTTGTTATTTCTTTTTCTAAATCTTCAATCTTATCTCGCATATTGACAGAAGCCTGCATTAGCTTCTCAATTTTATTATCATCTAATTCCACATTTACTCCTTTCAAATCTTAAGAATAACAGTATAGCATAATAATTTACTTTGTCAACTATTTTTATAATTAAATAAAACCCATTCAGCAAATCTTATTAACTCCATAGGTGAAGCATTGTGTTTCATTGTGTTAGCTTTGTGGCTAATAACTCTTACGTTACCTTTTATATATCCTTTTGTATTATCTATTCTGTCTAGTGATGGAGAGTTAGAAGTAGGTCCTGTACTCTTTCCTTTAGTGTAAATTTTAACTATCGGGATACCTAATATAGGGCATAGGATAGGTATGTCTATATCTGTGTTATCTATGTTAAACTCAAGCCCTTTTTCCTTGGCTCTTCTTTTTGCCATTGAACATAAAACTCTTTCAGGGTGTTTTATTCTATAGTTAGCACTATGCTCTGCGTAGTCTTTATACTTATCTTCTATATAGTTTTTAACATGCTCTTTGTTTGTATTACGCCATTCTTTATAATATTCTCGTCTATCTTTAGGCATCATTAAACTCCTCTTTGTAGAGATCGACTAATTTAGTATGGGTATCAATTTTATTCTCAAGCATTTTATAAATACGTTTCTCTACAGGACTGCCTTGTAAATGAACTACAGTCATTTTATTTTTTTGACCTGCTCTGTCCATACGTGCACAACACTGTATGTATGTTTCAACTGACATAACAGGTGACCAAAACACAACTACGTTAGCTGCGTGGAGTGTTACACCATGCGATGCCGCTTGTGGTTGAATGACTAAAACTTGAGGGTCTTTAGACTCTTGAAAATTTTTAAATATTTCAGTGCGTTTATTCATTGTTACATCGCCATGAATGGTTTCACATGTTATCTTATCTTTTCTTAGTTCGGTCATAATTGTTTCTATGCTGTGTC